GGTCGGCGAGACGTTCTTGCATTATTCAAAATGTAACACAATTCGGATGACGCTCTATGGCATCGATGAACATTGAGATGCGCCTGGACCTGGTCGATACTGCCAGTGCACCGGTCAAGGCGTTCATTTCGACGCTCGGCACGCTGGAAACCGCAGTGTCAAATGCCGCTGGCAAGATGTCGGCGTTCGCCGCCGCGATGAAGGAGGTTCAATCCTCCCTGTCGCTGTCCAAGGCACGCATGGACAGCGCTGCGCAGGGCATTTCCAGCATCACCGCAGCCGCATCCAACTCCGGCGCCGTATCGTCGTTTGCGGCGGCAATGAATGCGCTCGGCGCATCAATGGGGATCGTGAAAAGCAACGCATCCGGCGTCGCCACGTCCGTTGGCAACATCGGCACGCGCGCGAACGCTGCTGTCGGCGGCACGACGCAGCTCAACAATACGATCACCCAGCTCAATACCGCGCTGCAGAACCTGATGACGCACGTCGCGGGCGCTGTCGGTGGCATGAATAACCTGAACACCGCAGCGCGGACGGCCGGCGGCGGCGCGGCCAACGCCATGAACAACATCGGCAACGGCGCGCAGAACGCTAACCGGCATGTCACTACCCTGGCCGATACGCTCAAAGGGACGATGCAGATGTGGGCCGCGCACAAGATTGCGAACGGCCTGAAAGAGTCGGTCAGCGAAGCGGCCGAATACGAGCGCACGGATAACCGCCTGCGCAATATGAAGCTCAAGCCAGACGAGAGCGATGCAATCCACAAATCGGTTCGCCAAACCGGCCGCGATTTCGCCCAGTTCGACCAAAACGAACTGCTGGAGATGGCGATCGACCTGCGCAATGCCACCGGCAGCGCGCACGAGGCGGCGGAGGGCCTGAAAGGCTTCGCGCAATCCGTCTTTGCCATCAACCTGTCAATGCCGAGCGGTAAAAAACTCGACGAGCAGGGCACGCTGAACTTTGCCAAGTTCCTCGAAGGCCGCGGCGTGACTATGGACCCGGCCGCCATGGAGGCGCAGCAGAACCTCGTCACGAAGATCGTTGCCGCGACGCAGGGCCGCGTGAACCCGAACAACCTGTTCGGCAACCTGACGTACGCCAAGGGCGGTCTTGGTCGCACGATGGACGACGAGGCGCTGGTGACGTTCGCGGCGATGATCGAGCAGGACACGATCGGCGGTGGCACCGGTGGCCGTGTCGGCACGATGCTGACTTCGTTCGTCAACAGCATCACGAAGTCGAACGCGATCACGACAAAGAACCGCGACGAGTGGATGAAGCTCGGCCTCGTTGACCCGGGCAAGGTCAACGTCAACGAGAACACGAACCGCGTGACAAGCATCCAGGCTGGTGCCATTGCGGGTACGGAGATCGTCGGCAAGAACTTCAAGCGCTGGGTTGACGAATACCTTCGACCAGCGTTGATCGCAGCTGGTGTCAATATGGACGACCTAAATGCGGTCAAGGCGAAGACTGACGTCCTGTTCCCGAACCGGAACGCGGCTGAAGCTGCTTTTCAGCTGCTGTCGAAGAAGGAGCTGATCGAGAAGGACTCGGCCAACATCAATCAGGCCGCCGGCAAGGATGAGCAGGTCGCAAATGGCCAAAAGCTGTCCGCCGCAAACTGGGAGCGCTTCCACAAAGCGATCAATGATCTTGCTATTGCTATCGGTACGTCCCTTTTGCCGGTACTGAATCCATTGCTGGAGGGCTTCACGAAGATAATTCAGGTGCTGGGCCAGTTCTCGTCCGATCACCCTGTCTTTGGCTTCCTGCTTGGGCTAGTCGGCGCGGCGGCCGGCGTAAGTCTCGCCCTGGCCGGCCTGAAGACGCTGTTCGGCGTGACGTTCGGCGGCTTGGTGAGCCTGATCGGCAAGGCAGTCATGGAGGCCGGCTCCTTGTTCATGGGCTTCGCTGGCGTCATTGCTGAAGCAGGGCGGTTCATCGCCGTTGTTGTACGCATGATTCTCGGTGGATTCACGCCGCTCGGATGGATCGTCACTGCGATTGTTGCTGCCTGGGAGCTTGGTCTCGGCGACTGGATCTCGAAACTCAATGTCTTCGGCCGCTCTGTCGGTGATTGGGCCACAATTCTTTCGGATCGCGTGGTCAATGACTTCAAAAACATGTGGATCCGGACGAAGGAGTTCTTCGGCTTCCTGTCGAAGGATGCGGCGGATGCTCAGGTCGAGGCAAACAACCGGGCGCGCATCCATAAGCTAGTTGAACTAAGTAATGCCGGCGCTAAGCCGGCGACCAGGGGCGTGCGCGGCGGCGCCTCCGGCGATTGGGACCGCGGCGAGGAAGTTTCGCCGGCCGCGAAGGCAACCGAGGAACAGGTCAAGCGTGAGCAGGAAATCGCCGCGCAAATTAAGAAGAACAAGGAGGAGGCCGAGAAGTTGGTCGGCGGCGGAAAGGCTGGCGGCCGCTTCGCCAACTACGACATCAACCTCGACGATGCCAAGAACGACCTGCGTCTCGAAGAGGACGAACTCGCCCGCCACATGAAGGCGGAGGACGAGCTCTATAAGGCCAACAAGATTTCGATCAACGACTACTACGACGACAAGCTGGCCACGATGCGCAAGAGCATCAACGCGCAGATTGCCGAACTAGAGCGCGAAAGGGCGGCGTACCAGCGTCAGGGCGACCGCGCCGGCGCGAACCGGGCCGGCACCGAGATCGAATTACGTAAGCGCGACCTGGCGGATACCGAGAAGTCAGTCGCGGTCCAGCGCGAGAAGGACCTGAACGAGCTCAAGGAAAAAGGCTTGGCTCTCGATGCGCAAATCCTTGAGGCAGAAGGGAAGCGGCATCAAGCCCAGCGTGCGCGCGACGTCCAGCGAGCCGAAAAGGAGAAGGCCTACTTTGAGGCGAACCGCGATGCCCCGGGAGCTGCAGGGTACATTGCTAACGCCCAGAAAGTGATCGACATCGCCAAACTGACCGCGGCATGGGAAGAGTACGGCGACGCGGTCAAGAAGGTGCACGAGGAAACGCAGACCAAGGAAGCAGCGGTCGATGCCGAAGTCAAGTCAGGCAACTTGACCAAGTACGAGGCCGAGCAGAAGCTTTTCAAACTGCGCCGGGATGAAGCGGCGCAACTCGACGAGCTGATCGCCAAGGAAAAGGCGCTGATCGAGGCATCGGACGCGCCGCAAGGCGTGAAAGACCAGCGCCTCAAGACGCTCGACCTGGCGCAGGCTCGGGCGAACGCGACGATGTCCGAAATGAATCCCGATGACATGCGCGTCAAGCAGACTCTCGATAGCGGCCTGCAAGGCAGTTTCACGGGACTGTTCAGAAACATCATTTCCGGCTCGAAGTCGGCCAGCAGCGCGTTCAAGCAATTCGGCAACGACATCGCCAACGTGGTTAATCAGCTGGTGGCCGAGCAGCTTGGGAAGCAGTTGTTCCAATCGCTGTTCGGGCAGGGCGGCGTGAATATGGGCGGCATGAGCGGCGGAGGTGCGAGCGGTGGTGGCTCGATTTTCGGTAGCGGAGGGTTCCTGGGCGGCCTGTTTGGCGGTGGAAGTTCCGCCGGCGGAGCCGTCGATGCCAATGCCGATATTACGATGGTCAACGGAGCCTCTGAAGGTGGCTTCTGGTCCGGCATCGCGAGTTGGTTCGCCAGCCTCGATGTTGGCACCGACAACGTGCCGCAGGACATGCTCGCGCAAATCCACCAGGGCGAGATGATCATCCCGAAATACGACGCCGATCGCATTCGTTCCGGCGGCTTCAAGCAGGGCCCGGCGCATGTGACGAACAACTTCACCGTCGCCGGATCCGTGACCCGTGAAACGCAGTCTCAGATCGCATTGCAGGCGGCTCTCGGCGTCCAGCGCGCAACCAGGAGGAACGGATGACAGGATTTGCCGAGGTCAGGATCGACGACAACCTGATCGTCTATCGCACGGTGGGCGGCCCGACGTTCTCCACGGCTGTCACCGTGGTCGATTCCGGCCGCGAATACCGCAATGCAAACTGGTCGCTTCCGCTCGGGCAGTGGGAACTCGGCGAGCGGGGCATGATGCCGAACGACCTGCAGGCGATGAAGAATTTCTTCAACGCGCGGCAGGGTAAGGCGCAGGGATTTCGTTTCAGGGACTGGGCCGACTATCGTGACGAGGGCATGGGCGTGCTGGTTGCGGTCCCAGGTGTCTCTGGCAGCTACCAGATGTACAAACAGTATCCGTCCGGCGGCGTCAATGGCTTGCGCAAGATCGTGAAACCCGTCACTGGCAGCATCACGATCTATAACGCGGGCTTCCCGGTAACAGCCACGGTCAATTCGACCTCCGGTATCGTGACCGATGTCCTGGGTGATGAGATGACATGGACCGGCGAATTCGATACGCCGGTGCGGTTTGATACGGACCAGTTGCGATACGAGTTCATCGGCGCAACTGGTCCCGGCGGCGCGGCGAACGTCAAGGACGTGTATTTCCATCTGTTCAGTCTGCCTATTACGGAGCTTCGCCTGTGAAAAACCTGAGCACCGCGCTGCGCGATCATTACGCCAGCGATGTGACCACGCTCACGACCTGCTGGAAGGCGACGCTGCAGAACGGCACGATCGTCGCCGCCACCAAGTTGGACCGCGATCTCATGATCGATGGCGTCACCTATCAGTCGGTGATCGGCTTCTTCGATTCTGACGTCGAGAACAGCTCCGAACTCAACCCGGACAATTTGGAAGTCGATGGATTCCTTGCCTCGCCGGCGATCACCGACGCAGACATCCATTCCGGCGCCTGGGACTACGCCGAGATCGAGATGTTCGAGGTCAACTACAACGACCTCACGATGGGCAAGAACATCCTGCGCACCGGCACGCTGGGTGAAGTGAAAGGCGGGCGCATCAAGTTCACGGCCGAATTGCGCGGGCTGATGCAGGCCTATACCCGCACGATCGTCCGTCTGATGACGAAAGACTGCAACGCGGACCTGGGCGACAGTCGTTGCAAGGTCGACATGTCAGCACTGACCGCTACCGGCACGGTCGACGGGTCGAACAGCACGAACAGCGTGATCTACGATGCTGCCCGCACCGAGGCCGGCCCGGATGGCGCCAAGGCGATCACCGGCATATCGCAGGCGGAAAACGCAGTGGTGACGTGTCCGGGGCACGGATTCGCGCAGAACGCCACGGTGCAGTTGTCGGACATTGTCGGCTGTACGCTCGATGGCGCCACGAAAGACGGTGTGTTCTACGCCGGCAGCGGCGACAGCGTGAACGGCATGCTGTTTCAGATCACGGTCATCGATGCGGACCATTTCAGGATTCTGCTGGACACGCGCGCCTACAACGCCGATAGCTCGATCGGCGTGACAGACCCGCTGCAGGTGTATTCGCCCTACGTCAGCGGCGGCCTCGCGCATCCGGCCAACGCATCCGGCTACTTCGACCACGGCAAGGTGACATTTACCTCCGGTGAGAACGATGGCCTGTCGATGGAGGTGAAGGCCTATGCGCCAGGCGTCATCACGCTGATGCTGCCTATGCCGTTCGAGATAGCCGTCGGTGATACCTACGCCGCGACAGCTGGCTGCAATCGCGCGTTCGAAACGTGCCAACAGCGCTTCAACAACGTCGTGAATTTCCGCGGCTTCCCGAACTTGCCGCAGTCGAAGATTTACCGGCGCGGCAGCGAAGGCGTGGCCTGATGGACAAAGCACAGATTGTCGCGCTCGCGAGGGCGCAACTCGGCGCGCGTTGGGAGCATCAGGCGCGCGTCGGCGGCGTAGCCATGGACTGCGCGGGCCTGCCGATCCTTATCGGCCAACGCCTCGGAATGTCGGTCGATGCACTCGCGAACTACGGGCGCCTGCCGGTGCCGGCCGAGATGCGGCGCGAACTCGACGCGCACCTGATGCGCGTGCCGAAAGCGTCGATGCAGCCGGGTGACGTGACATGGATCCGCTTCGAGGTCGAGCCGCAGCATTTCGCCATCGTCGGAGATTACGCGCATGGCGGACTGTCGTTGATTCATGCGTACAACGGCGCCGGCATTAACAAAGTGGTCGAGCATCGACTCGACGAACAGTGGCTATCGCGCATCGTCGGCGTGTGGCGTTTTCCGGGAGTAGAAGCATGAGTGTTGTCGGCACCATTGCAGCAGCGGCCACTCTTGTCGTTACGGGCGGGAACGTCGCTGCAGCACTAACCGCCTACAGTATCGGCAGCGGCGTGCAGGGCCTGCTGTTCCCGCAGGAGATTGAAGGACCGCGCCTCACCGACTTGAAGCCGCAGTCGTCGGAGTATGGCCGCCCGATCCCGATCGTCTACGGTACCGTCGCACTCGGCGGCAACGTCATCTGGGCATCCGACTATGTGCAGGAAGAAGACAACTCAGGCGGCAAGGGTGGTCCAAGTGTCACGACCTACAGCTACTACGGTAACTTCGCCATCGCCTTCTGCGAGGGCGAGGCCACTGTCGGCCGCATGTGGGCTGGGCCTGAAAAGCGCCTGATCTGGGACGGCGCGACCCTTGAGGGCGGCGGCTCGGTGCGCTTCTACACGGGCAGTGAAGACCAGTTGCCGGATCCGCTGATCGAATCCTATCTCGGCGTCGGAAACGTTCCGGCGTATCGCGGCACGTGCTATGTCGTGTTCGAGCATTTCCCGCTTGCGAAGGACGGCAATACGCTGCCCTTCATCACCGCCGAGATTGGCGCATCAAGTAAAGACACATGCCCGGTTCCGGCTTCCACGGTGAGCGTGGGTGGATATACCTATCACATCTACGATCCGGCGCCGGTCAAGATCGCGGATACCGCCAGTGATATCGCGGCGTATGGACGGGTCTTCTCCGACTCGCTGACCGGCTGGATTTACTACACCTATAAGGACGAGACGGCGACATGGTATCTGGATCGTGTCAATCCGGATACGGGAGTATCGGGGCCGGCTATCGGGCTTGGTACGGGCACGTGGAAAATGGCCTGGAATAATCAGGGGCGAGCACAAATCATCACCTATGGAGATACAGGAATCGTATCCGTCAACCTCATTGACTGGGTGTATTCCATTGACATGCCTCTGCTTGGCATTGTTTGCGTTGACGGCGAGGCGCACTGTGCCGTCGTCTCAGTACCCGTAGCGGATGTATGGTGGAATGATGTTGAAGGCATGTTTCAGTACCTATCATGGAGTAACAGCGTAAATGGTTACGTGGATGGCATCCCAGCAATCGAAGACGTTGATATCGTAATACGTCGCACAGGCAACCCGCAGACAACATTCAAATGGGAGGCCACAGGCGAACGTTTTGGCGGCGACCTAATGCCGATGTGGGGCGCCGATGCGGCGGCGGCCAGTTTCTCTACCCAAAATTCAAATTATGCGCCGGTGCCCGGCATTTACTGGGATGCGTATGATTCCAAGCGAAGAATCATCGTGGACTTTACCGCTGGCGTGTACAACGGTATGGGTGCGTATGTCGACACAGCCGGGTTTGCGATTCCTGATTTAAGTGAGGGGCAAGCGGTTTACAGCCCGGATCAGGATATGTTCTACGTCGTTGACAACATGAGCATTCGCGCCTACGACCCGGATAAACTCAGCCCTTCTGGCTGGGAGCCTGAGGACTGTGTTCTCTACAACGGCTCGGTGTCGCAGGCTTATCAGGATGGCGAGCCGATCCCCGTTAACAACTCCATGCGCGTCTTTTTACTGCCAACCGAGCCGGACTGGCTTGGCGTGATAACTGGCGGCGGTGACATCATGAAGATCTTCATCGGCGCCGCGGGCGAGACCACCGCGAACGGGGCGGTGCTCGCGGATGTCGTGTCCGACCTGTCCAAGCGAGCCGGTTTGACGACCGGGCAAATCGACGTCGACGCCCTGACGGATATCGTAGACGGCTACTCCATCGCGCGTCAGACGACAGTCCGGAACGCAATCGATGCCTTGCGGCCTGCCTACTATTTTGATGCGGTCGAGAGCGGTGGCAAGGTCAAATACGTCAAGCGCGGCGGCGCCCCGGTGGCCACGATTGACGCTGATGACTTGAACGCGCGGAACGAAGGCGAGGCTGCGGGTGATCCACTGATGACCACGCGGCAAATGGAAGTGGAGTTGCCGCGCGTGGTGAACGTGAACTACCTGCTGGCTGCGACGGACTATTCGCCGGCCACCAAGAGCGCGAAACGTCTTGTCGGCGCAAGCGGTAACGAATCGACCCTCGAAATGCCGCTGGTGCTCACGGATACAAAGGCGCAGGAGATCGCCGACGTGAACCTGCAGGGCTCGTGGGTGCAGCGCCTGGCGTATTCGTTCACTCTGCCGCGTAAGTACTCGTACCTTGAGCCGGCCGACCACATCATCATCAATGGGAATGGCATGCGCCTGACGAAAATAACGCGTTCTCCGCATGGCGTGCTGAAGTGCGAGGCGGTTGCCGATGGACAGACCTTCTACACGTCGAGCAGTTCCACCATCGAGACGCCGGCCAATCAGCAGTCCGTCTTCATCCCTGGAACGACCACGCTGGAGCTCATGTGAATATCAACATGTTGAGGGACACCGACGACAATCCTGGATACTACGTCGCCGTTACCTCGCCTGATCCGAAATGGCCGGGGTGTGCGCTCTTTCGCTCGGACGACAACGGCGCTACGTACGCGCAGATCGCTACCATGGCAACGGCTGCCACGATGGGTCGGGTACTGGGCACGCTCGGCACTTTTACCGGGGGGCACATCCCCGACGAGATCAACACCATCAAGGTTACCTTGACGCGCGGCTCGCTATCGTCCGTGCCGTACGCCTCTTTCCTGAATGGCGCGCAGACGGCGATCATCGGCGACGAAATAGTGCATTTCCGTGACGCGGTACTCAATGATGACGGCACATACACCGTGTCGGGGTTCCTGCGCGGGATGCGCGGCAGTGAGTACGCGATGGGCACGCACGTCGGGGGGGAGCGCTTCATCCTCCTGAACACCTCCACGATCATACGCATCCCGGGCGTGACGGCGGACCTGCACGTGGCCAAGCTCTACAAGGCGGTCACGCTCGGCGGCACGCTTGCCAGGACGAGCTCGCGCAGCTTTACCAACGACGGCGCGGGCCTCAAACCCTACGCTCCGGTGCATATCGGCGGCGGATGGGACGCGGATGGAAACCTGATGATCAACTGGGTCCGGCGCACTCGCATTTCCGGCGAATGGCGAAACAACGTCGACGTGCCACTTGGTGAGGCGTCAGAGGTCTATGAGGTCGAAATCGTTGATGCGACATTCACGACCGTGAAGCGCACCTTCAGTGGCTTGACTTCACCGACCGTCACATACAGCGCCGATGACCAGGCGGCTGACGGCTACGAGGAGGGCGATCCCGTCTATGTCCGCGTCTACCAACTGTCGGCGATCGTTGGGCGTGGCTACCCGGGTAATGCGGCACTCGGCCTTGTAGGCGAATTGGCCGGCACGGGGCCTGTCGTCCCGACGCTGTATGTATCCACTACAGGCAGCGACTCCAATAGCGGCACCAGCGCTACCAGTCCATTCCGAACAATCCAGAAGGCGGTTACGGTGGCGACTGCCGGAGATATCGTATCCGTCGCCTCTGGAACATATGCCGAGACCATCTATGGCACCAACGACGGAACCTCGAGCCAGCCGATCAAGTTTGTCTCTGCTACCCAGTGGGGCGTGAAGATCGTCCCGCCAGCTGCCAATTCCAGCCGCGACACCGCCTGGGACCACCGTGGCGACTACGTCACCATCGACGGCTTCGAAGTGGATGGCACAACCGATCCGACGACCGGGCAGTTCTGGCGCGTCGGCATCAACGTCACCGGCACGAACTCTCTGGTCACGCGCTGCCATGTGCACCACATCTACCGCAACCACGACGCCGACAGCGGCGGCGGCGCCGGTATCCTGTGCGACAGCTATTACGGCCAGAATGGCGCCAGCGCCACTCGCAACCTCGTGCATCACATCGGCCCGGCCAGCGGCGTGGGTGGCAGCTTCGTTCAGGGCATCTACTTCACCACGGCGCAGGCGAAGATCGAGAACAACATCGTCAGCAACGTGACCGGCTACGGCATCCACGGCTGGCACGACGTGCGCAACACGAAGGTGACCAACAACACGTCGTTCCACAACGGCACGGGCGGCTTCGTTGTGGGTGGCGGCGACTACGTGAACCAGAGCGCGCCCTGCGACTACATGGTGGTCACGAACAACATCTCCTACGGGAACACGGGCGTCGGCTTCGAGGAGTCGGGCGATAACGGCGCGCACAACATCTGGAGCAACAATCTGAGCAACGGCAATGGCACGGACTGGTCTCTGAATACGTCTTCCCACGTCAACGACGTGGCGGGCTCGCCGGGCTTCGTCAACTACCAAGCCGATGGCTCTGGCGACTATCACCTGGATACCGGATCGCCCGCAATCGGTGCTGGCTTGGCGACCTATGCGCCGGCGATAGACTACAGCGGCGTTACCCGCACTTCCCCGTTCGATCTTGGGGCCTACAAATACACGGGCACATGAGCACCATCTCGTAGTCGGTCTGCATTAACAACTGCCGCACAGGCCGCCTTCGGGCGGCTTTCTTTTTGGGACATTCATGAGTAACAGCACGACGAATCTTGATCTGATTTCCGCCAGCCAGGCGAACAAGGAAGTCACCGCTAACGCCATGTTTGACGCAGCATCGCCCGCGATGCTGTTCGGTCGACGCGCCAGCACTACGGCTGCGCTCACCTGGGGCTACTACGGTGGCACCCTGCTGGTGGCGGGTACGCCGACACCGATTGCCAACGGCATCGTGGCGCTGACGGCGAGTGCCACGAACTACGTCGAGGCGACAACGGCAGGCGTAGTCAGTGCGAACACCAGTGCGTTCACATCTGGCCGGATCCCGCTTTACACGGTCGTTACCGGTACGGCCACGGTCACCAGTTACACCGACCATCGTACAAGCGCGACCGGTACGGGTGGAGCAGCGGGCACGGTCACGAGCGTAGGTTTATCCGCGCCGGCAATTTTCAGCGTCAGCGGATCGCCAGTCACTACATCTGGAACGCTCTCGTTCAGCCTGGCGACACAAGCGGTCAACACCGTGTTTGCCGGGCCCGCATCCGGAAGCAGTGCGGCCCCGTCGTTCCGCGTCCTGGTCCCGGCTGATCTGCCGGTAATGATCGGCTCGGGCGCGAGTCACGCCGCCGGTATTGTTCCCGACCCAGGTAGCACCGCTGGCACGGCGAAGTATTTGCGTGAGGATGGCACGTGGGCGACACCTCCAGGTGCTACATCCGGCACCGTCACCAGCGTTGGCCTGTCGGCCCCAGACTTCCTGTCGGTCTCCGGCTCGCCCGTTACCAGTTCCGGCACGCTCGCGCTGACCTATTCTGGCACGGCGCTGCCGGTCGCCAACGGCGGCACCGGCGGCACCAGTGCCAGCGCAGCGCGCACAGCACTCGGACTGGCAATCGGCAGCGACGTGCAAGCGTACGATGACGAACTTGCCGCGCTGGCTGGACTCACTTCGGCAGCAGACCAACTGCCGTATTTCACCGGAGCCGGCACGGCATCGCTTACCACAATGACAGCGTTCGCGCGCTCGATTCTGGACGACGCCGACGCAGCTACCGTGCGTGCGACTATCGGCGCCGGCACCGGCGGCGGCGACGCCAGCGGGCCGGCATCGGCGGTTGATGGCCACCTGGCCGTGTTCGACGGCACGACTGGGAAACTGATCAAGGACGGCGGAGCCGTGCCGACGGGCACAGTTACCCATACGGGCGGGGCGCTCACCAGCAACGCTGTCGTACTGGGCGCCGGGACCGCTGACACCAAAGTGGCTGCCGGCATCACGACGGACGGAACTTCGGCTCTGAATCTCGGTGTGGCAGGTGCCTCTGTTGGCAAGGTGGTGCTGGCGAACGCCACGAGCGGCACCATTACCGTCCAGCCAGCCACGGGTGCGCTCGGAACCGTCACGCTGACGGCGCCGGCTACCACTGGCACGCTGGCGCTGACCTCGGATATCACCGGCACGAACAGCGGCACGAACACTGGTGACGAAACCACAACGACCATTGGCGCCCTGATCAACGGCGCCGCCGCCAAGACTACGCCGGTCGACGCCGACTACGTAGGCCTGATGGACAGCGCAGCCAGCAACATCCTGAAAAAACTCAGCTGGGCGAATATCAAGGCGACGCTGAAAACGTATTTCGACACGCTGTATGCGGCCTTTGGCGAGACCGTAAATGCGCAGACCGGGACGACTTACACCTACGTGAATGGCGACGCCGGCAAGCTCGTCACGCACACGAATGCATCATCGATTGCCGGCACGTTGCCGCAGGCGGGGAGCGGCGGTAACTTCGCGGCCAACTGGTGGATGGACGTCCAGAATCGTGGTGCGGGGACGCTGACCATCACGCCGACCACTTCGACCATTGACGGCGCATCCAGCCTGACGGTATCTACGGGGCAGGGCGCGCGCATCGTCAGCGACGGCACGAACTACTTTACCCAGCGCGGCGGGGCTGGAGGTAGTAGCAGCACACCGACGAGCATCGCCGGCACGAATGGCGGGACCGGCGGCGACGCCACAGTCACCGGTGGCTCGTCGTCCACCACGGCTGTCGCGGGCGGGGGTGCGATCATAGTTGGCGGTAGCAGTTCATCCACCGGATCGGGCGGCCCAGCATCCTTGACAGGCGGCACGAGTACCAGCGGTAGCGGCGGCACGGCGACCGTGGCCGGTGGCGCAGGTTCATCTTCGACCAACGGCGGCGCGGCAACTATCAAGGGTGGTGCGGCAGGCGGAAGTTCCGGCTCCAACGCGGGTGGTGCGGTTAACGTGACCGGTGGCGCATCTGGTGCTACGTCCGGATCATCCGGCGGTGCCGTGACTATCGCTTCCGGGAACTCAAACGGAGCGCCCGGTCCAGCCGTTACCGTGACAGCTGGCAATGCTGGCGCGGCCAGCTTCGGTAACGGGCAGACCGGCGGGGCAATCACAGAGGCCGCCGGAACCGGTGGAACCGCAACCTCTGGTTGGACCGGCGGCACAGGCGGAGCGGTGACATACACGGCAGGCACAGGCGGGAACACATCTGGCGCTGGGTCGCCGGGTCCGGGTGGGGACGCAAAGCTGGTCGGCGGTGCAGCCGGGACAGGTGGCACCGGCAATGCCAACGGCGGCAACGTGGTCTTGACGCCGGGCGCCGGGTCTGGCACTGGGGCACGGGGTAACGTGGTCCTGAACGGCACCGGATCCGCACTCTCGACGTCAGCAACGGGCGGATTCACCTGTATTCCAACTTGCGCTGGCACGCCGACTGGAACGCCGGCCAGCATCCCGACCGGCACCGTTCCGATGGTCTTCGATAGTACCAATTTCAAGATTTACGTCTACGTGAGTGGAGCATGGAAAGCTACCGCAGCATTGACCTAGCAGAGGGGCGTTAGAGGCCGCCGGCCTGATCGCCGCAGGTCGGGCTGCGGAGATTCTGGCGCTCTGATGGCCGATCGGCAAGGCGCGCGCCCAAAGCCGCACCCCGCTTCTCGATGCCGCGGACTAACGATCGGTCACTGCTCGAATCGCGTCGTTGATCTTGTCGCTGTCGTGGGGGGGCGGATACAGCGCGCAACGATCTGACCTGTATTTCTCGCCACGCACGAATGCACTAATCCACCTGTGATACGCAAAGATAGCGAATGTCGCAACGAACGCGCCGCCGATCATATCGATTAGGTAGTGCCCTCCCTGGGTGGGCAGGGAAATCATCATTAATCCATTAAGGGAAGCAACCAAGGGAAAGAGTTTTGAATAGCGGTAGGCATACGATAAGAGAACGGCGCCGACCATATGAAATGAAGGAAACGCGATAAGCCCCTTAACCATCAACACAGAGAGATATTGTGTAGCACCACTACGTAGCGAGAGGATTTCTGCCACCTCCGGCGATTCCATTTGGTGATATGGGTATGCACCAAGTGCGGGGAGAAAGCCGGCAACAATACAGCAAATTAGTAGGGACATTATCGTCGTCCACCATAACTCTCTGGCGCGCGCCATTTGTGCGGCGCGTGAGAAGAATAGGACCGCGATAAATGTTTGCGGGATCAGGCTTACATATGCGAGCGCGAGCGCTTTGTGCAAGACTGGATGCGCTTGCACGAATTTAAACCAAGCGATCCAATGGAAGCCCAGCGCACTATCGATTATTGAAAATCTGGCGTCCAATAATGGGAATGCAAGAGTCGTGCAAAGGTATGAAAAAGTTGAGCCGACAACGATCTTTCCAAGCCATAGTGAGAGGTAATAGCTTATCTGCGCGATGCGGTGAGCTAGACCGGCCATCTCAAGAATCAATCCAAGCGAGAACGGGATAATGATCAAGAAGAGGGCTGCGCTCACATCGATCAACTCAATGTTGGCGAAATACGCCCAAACGCCATTGAGCCCCGCAATAAAAAGAAGCAGCAACAACGCATGCGCGTCCACTGTGATTCTGTTGCGATCAAGTAATGGTCGACTTACGACCATTTTTGCTTCGGTCATCGGCATATATCCTCTTGGAATTGTTTTCACCGATCGGATGGCCCGCGCCAAATTTCACGTAGAGGAACCATGTTCTGCGTCATCTTCATGCTGCCTCCAGCGTGAAATCAACATCGGTCGCTGCTGACTCGACAGACGATATTCCAGTTTTGTCTTTATTGCAATGCAATCCGGCTATGTCAGCTACTTTCCAATTCAAACGACATGATCGATCCGGGGCACTGCGACAAGTATTGACCCGACCAAGCCGGCGCTGACCGGCAAACGCTTCCACTCAACCCGCCCGCACCTGTGGGCTTTTTTACGGGCCCACCGTGAACGATCAACTCAACCAAGCAGAAGCCCTTGCCACCGCCAGGATCTCCATCGCACGTCTTGAGGTGGAGGTGGCGCATCTGCGCGCAGGTCTTGCGGCCGTCGAAGAGAGTAACCAACAACTGACCGCCAAGTTGGATCAGGTGCTGCTTACCCTTTCCGAGGCACGCGGCGGATGGAAAACGCTGATGGTCATCGGCGGCGCAGCGTCGGCGGTCGGCGGTCTTGTGACGTGGCTGGCGCAGCACTTCTTCAAGGGGTAGGCCGTGAGCATATCCACCCAACTCAAAGCGTTTCTCGACACCATCGCAACCAGTGAGCTCGGGGCGCGACTGCTAACGGTGTCTGACAACGGCTACAACGTCCTCGTGGGCAGCACTCCCGACCATCCGCGCCTGTTCGCAAGCTACCTCGATCACCCGCGCCAGTTGATCGATTTGCCGCGGCTCGGTATCAAGTCGACGGCCGCAGGCAGGTATCAGCTGCTTGCGCGCTACTTCGACGCCTACAAGAAGCAGCTTGGCCTGCGCGACTTCTCGCCGGCGAGCCAGGATGCGATCGCCGTGCAGCAGATCCGCGAGCGTGGCGCGCTGGCCGACGTGGAAGCAGGGCGCTTCGACAGCGCCGTCGCGAAATGCGCCAGCTGCTGGGCGAGTCTTCCTGGCTCGACCTACGGGCAGCACACAAACGACCTGGCTGACCTGCGCCGGGTTTTCATCAAGGCAGGAGGGAAACTGCAATGCTGAACTGGATTAAGAAGCAGCTGCGAGACATCTTCACGGAGCCCGATGGGCAGACCGTCTGCGTTGCTCGCGTGATGGGCGTAGGGGCGGCGCTCCAAGGGAATGTTCTGTCCATCTGGGATGTCGTCGTGCAGCACGCGCATTTCGATTTCCAGGCATACGGGCTAGGGATGGCTGCGACCCTTACCGCGCTGGGCGTGGCGCTCGGGATGAAGAAAGACACGCCGCAATGACCATCACCCGCGCATTCTTCCTTGGCGTGGCGGTTGGTGCTTTCACGGCCAGCATCGTCGTCATCTACGCTGCGGCCACGCTGATGGCTGGCAGGTGGCGCGGATGATAGGCGCCTTACTTCTGCGGCTCGCGCCTTACAAGCTCGCGTTCGAAATCGCCATATTCGGAGCGCTGGCTGCAGCCGTGCTGTATGGCACGCACGAGCTCCTGGAGCATGAGCGCGACATCGGGCGCAACGAGGTTCGCGCCGAGTACGCGAAGCAGCTCGCCGAAGCAAAGGACGCTGCCCGGCTGCGCGAACAGCAACTCCAATCCCAAGTCGATGAGGCAAATCAGCATGCACGAGAACGCGATCAAACCATCCAGGCTCTTGCCGCTCGCGCTGGCGTGTCTGCTAGCAGCCTGCGCGACACCATCGCAGCCGTTAGCCACAGCCTGTCCGGCGCTTCCGAAAATGCCTTACGTGACGCCGCCAGTACCTACCGGGACTTATTTGAACAGTGCAATGGACGACGACACGAAATGGCAGGGCAGCTTGAAGAAGCTAATTCAGACAAAAAAACCCTGATCGAAGCATGGCCCAAAAATGCGCCAGGTGACGCGCCTTCGAGATAGCCATGGACGAGCTGCTGCAGAAGATGCGCGCCTTTGCTTTAGAGCCGGGCGCGCTCTTCTACGTCGTCAAGACCCAAACTCGCGGGAGCGTTGCCATATGGGCCGACGATATCCGCGCCACAGCCAACGATGCGGAACTGCTCGCCCTGGTGCAGACACGCATCAATTCGTGAGGTAAGCATGCCTGAAGCTCGCAAATTCGATCCGCAACTGCGTCAGTTCGCCACGCCACAGCAGGCGCTGTACCTCGATGCCGTGATAGAGCATGGAGGGATTCGGCCGGCATCGCGCGCACTGGGCGTGTGCAAAGGCACGATCTGCGCCGCGCTCGATCGCATCGCCAAGGCGGCGGCGCGCCAAGGGTATGCGCCAGGGCACTTCTCCGACGGCGTTGCTCCCGGCTACCTGATGGGCAAGGTCACCGTGCAACGTGGTCCTGAGGGAGACGTGGAGCGCACCTGGGAGCGGCAATACCCGGACCAGCAAGCATGGTTTGAGGCGATCCGGGCGACGGTCGACCAAGCGAGAGCTACGCTCCCACGCGTGAAGGCGACCAAGGGGCCGGGGCATGCCGATTCAAGGCTGTGCAACCTCTTCGTGTTGACGGACGCTCACATCGGCGCGCTCGCGTGGCACCGTGAAGGCGGCGCCGACTGGGATCTGTCGATCGCTGAGCAAACCATCATCGGTGCCTTCAGCCACATGATTGCGACCGCGCCGAAGGCACGCCGCGCCGTGGTCACGTTCCTTGGCGACGTGGTCCACCAGGATTCTAACAAATCCATTACGCCAGCCCACGGCCACCTGCTCGATGCTGACAGCCGGCCGCGCAAGATCATCAGCGCAGTGGTCCGGATCATGCGCACGATAATCCGCATGGCGCTCGAAACACACGATGAGGTGCATGTCGTGTGCGGGGAGGGCAACCACGACGAATACACCAGCGGGAACGTCCTGCCTGAAGTATTCGGAATCCTCTACGAGAACGAGCCGCGGGTGACGGTCAACGATGCCGTGCTGCCGTATTACGTGATTCAGCACGGCAAGGTTATGCTCGGGTTCCACCACGGGCACAAGAAGGCACCGCCGCAGCTGCCGCTGTACTTCGCCACTGCGCATGCTCAGATGTGGGGCGAGACGACCAAGCGATACGCGCATTGCGGTCACCGCCACCATGTCGAGGAAAAGGAGCATTCGGGGATGAAGGTCATCCAGCACTCAACCCTAGCCGCCCGCGACGCTCATGCATCCCGCGGGGGCTGGTTCTCGGAACGGCAAGCGATCGCGATCACGTACCACGAGGAATACGGCGAAGTGGCGCGACTAACGGTCACACCGGAGATGCTTAGTGCTCCATAGATGCCGCAGAATTAGGTTAGCGGCGGTTGATACCCGATGTTCGTCATTGAATCGCCGTCGAGATCTCGCGCGGGGATCCGAATAGCCCCTCCATCCTTGATCGCCCCGATCTCTTCGATTCTCTTCTCGGTTGCTAGCCTGCGTGATGGTCGGAACACATCATCAATGATGTCGTAGACCTTGAAGCGATATACAGTAACCATCTGCTCTTTCGTGCCTATTAGGCCCATCATTTACCCCTGTTTGCAATATTAGAGTTGCAACATACCATGTTGTGCCAGTCTAGGCAAAACTTCGCTCAAGATCGATTACCGTGTAATCGCACAGCACAATCAACCGCCGTCGAGAACGGCTCTAGTGCACCCGATTCCACGCATTCTCGATATGCAGGAAGATTGACGGCACGACGGAAGCATCGCCAAACGACGCCGGCCGCTCATCCTGTGGATAGCTGAATACTGGCGATGATCGGATCATGCCAAGAGCCGCTTTCGGATGCGCGCCGGTTGCCTCCAGCTCGTCTAGTACTTCGGCCTCGATCTGGTGCATGAGTGCCCATGTGAGGACGCCCGATTCCCGGTAACGCATCACTACGCGTGGGACCACGAGCCTTGCCGCCTGGTCCGCCGCATCCAGATCTTCCAAAATCCCTGCGTCCACCATAGCCCCTCCAGATTCGCTTGCCAGTTGATATTTCGACATAGCTACTATGTCACGTTATACTGTATAAATATACAGTATTTTCTAATATCAAGATGACTACCGCAAGCGAACTAGAGACGCTTCATCCTTCGCTTTGGCGAGCGTCCCAACTTGGGCGCAGCCCGACTCGGTGCGTCGACACCGGGCATCTGGCCCTGTCGAACCACCTACCGGGAGGAGGCTGGCCAGTAGGTACGCTCGTCGACCTACTTGTCCAGCAGGCGGGAATAGGGGAGATGCGCCTGCTGGCACCTGCGCTGCGGAAGGTGGCCGAGCGGCGTATCGTGCTCCTGCAGCCACCGCACGCGCCACAAGCCCTGGGCCTGGCCGCGCTCGGCATCTCGCCGTCGAGCCTGCTTTGGCTCCGCGCCGAGCGCACGGCGGATGCACTATGGGCCGCCGAGCAAGTGCTGAAGAGCGGAAGCTGTGGCGCTCTGCTCTATTGGCCGCAGGGCAACTCTGGCGCCGGCACGCGCATGCAGCACATTCGCAACGACAGCTTGAGGCGACTTCACCTGGCCGCGCAACACGGCGAGACGCTATTCTTCATGATGCGGCCACTTGCGGCGGCCCAGGATGCCTCGCCGGCGCCACTGCGCCTAAGCCTGCAACCGGCGCCGGGCGGGCTGAACATTGGCTTTGTGAAGCGGCATGGGCCGCAGCGTGACGAGCCGCTGTTCCTGCCGATGTCGGTTACGACGTTTATCCCGCAACCGCATCGTCATCCGATACCGGGACGCGTTGCTCCTGTCGTAAGCGCCGAGCGCAAAAATATGGCGTATCTGTAGCGACGTCTATCTGTAGGCATTTTTGACGGTATCATAAATTTATCGACAGATACGGCCTTTAAATCCAAGGTGTTCGAATCCCACCGCCTCCGCCAAGAATATAGAAACTGTTCGCGCAGCAACGAACATATCCCCTTGAAACCCTTGTAGAATCAAGCTTCTACGAGGGTTTTTTCTTTTTTGAACCCTCATTACTCAACAGTAAAACACTGATCCACACAGTGCATGTGTAGGTAGCAGTGTAGGTACGAAACGAGTTTTGGAGGGACGATGCCTACAAACACCCTGACGGATCGCCAGTGCAAGGCCGAGGTGGCGACGGACAAGCCCAAGAAGCTGTTCGACGGCGGCGGACTGCATCTGTTCATCTCGACCACGGGCTCCAAGACTTGGCGCCTTGCGTACCGAATTGACGGGCGCCCGCAAACGATGAGCTTCGGCGCATACCCGACTGTCACTCTTGCGGCGGCGCGTGCGCGGCGCGATGAGGTCAAGGCGATCCTGGCCGAGGGTGGCGATCCGATGGCGCCGCGGCGCGTGCAGCGTGCCGGCCTTACGCTCGAGCAGGCGTCGGCCGAATTCTGGGCAGGTCGGCGTGACATCTCGGAAAGCTACCGGACGAACGCCAAGCGAGCGATCGACATGCACCTCGTGCCGCTCCTCGGCAACCGGAACATCGGGAGCATCGAGCGGCAGGATCTGATGGAAGCGCTGCAGGTCATGAACGCTGCCGGGCTCGCTGTCTACGTCCGCAAGGTCCGCATGTGGATCGGGCAGGTGTTTGAGTGGGCCGTCGAAAACGGCCACGCCAAGATCAACCCAGCCGCGCTGATCAACCCGCGCAACGCCTTCGCGCGCGCCAAGGTAGAACACTTCGCCTCTGTCGACCTGAGTGAGGTTCCACAGATGATGCAGCGGCTCGCGATCGAGGAACGGATTCAAAGCGTATTGGCCTTCCGTCTGCTCGCGCTTACGTGGGTGCGTACTGGCGAACTCAGGGCGATGCGATTCAGCGAGGTCGACGGCGCGCTGTGGCGCATCCCGAAGGAGCGGATGAAGAAGAATCGCGACCACTTGGTGCCACTGTCGCGTCAGGCGGTCGAACTGCTGAAGGTGCTGAAGGAGCGGTCAAGAAAGGGGGAGTTTGTTTTCCCGGCCGAGCACCGCGACGACCGGCCGATGTCGGAGAACGCGATTCTGGCGCTGCTGGCGCGCATTGGCTACCGCGGCCGGATGACGGGCCACGGCTGGCGGACCATCGCCAGCACCTGGGCGAACGAAAACGGGTACAACCGCGACGCCATTGAACGGCAACTCGCGCACGCTCCGGACGACAAAATCCGCGCGGCGTACAACCGCGCGGAATACCTGCCGGAGCGAACTACGATGCTGCAGGATTGGGCCGACTGGCTCGACTCAGTTGAGCAGGTTGATGCCGGCGGCGAGCAGGGTGGAAACCCGCCAACCCTTCGTGCGGTGGGATAGTGCGACATCGGGTTTCGGCAGTTTGCCGTCTCTCATCCAGCGGCGGATGGTCTCGCTCGATACCATCGCTGCCGCTTGGAGTTCTCGGCGCCAGATGACGCGATCTGGTGCGTCCACATTCTCTCCCGCGATCGGAGCTTCGTTGGTGTTCTTCATTCTTCCTCCTATTCCATTCCACTATCCAGATACCTGCGCCGCTCGACCGGCGGCACGGCCTCGCCGACACCCGGGCGAACCAGCCCAGGGGCCGCTGGCACAGTCCCGACGCGCCGTTCGTAGTTCGGCCGGCGCCGGTCGTTGATCGGGCTGCTGAAATATGACGACGCGCCTTTGCGTCGGTCCGGTCCGCGCTCTTTCATCGCTTCCTGCATGCTTTCTCCTATCTTGAAAACCGCATCTCCCACATCAGGCGGTAGATCGTCACGTACCACATGACGGGCTCCGGGCGTTGTGCGCTTCGATAGCGGCGTCGATCAGCTTTACGATTGCATGCTGGTAGTGATTCGCAGCGTCGACGTGTGCGCTAGAACCAGCCTGTCGAGCTTGGATGATGTCGAGCTCCCGCTTGGCACGACGTAACGCCTCTGCTGCGCTTTCGAGCCGCTCCGCATCTTTCTCCACCGTTCCTGCTGCGGGAGCCGCGCTCCTAATTCCATCGAATTCGGGGGAATTAGAGTTGGGTAGGCGGCGGTTCCAGGCGGCGGCTGCGTCCTCGCGGCAGCGAAAGCGTCGGTCACATGCACCGACCGTAGCTCGACAATGTTTGCAGGCAACGGCATTCCACGTATCAAACCCTTGAGTGCCAGGAACGCCGGCGGAGTGTTTAACGAACGTCGCTTTGCAGCCGCAGAACGGGCAATCCAGTAGTTCGCTCATGCCTTCTCCTTCTCGATAGCTGCGTCGACGGCGCGATCCAGCGAAAATTCTGCAAGGTAGGCCGCTTTGCCGCTGTTGTCCACGATGCGGCCCACATGCGCATGGCTACGTTTCGGATTACGCAGCCAACGATATCGGGTCGCATCTGCCCGCAGCCGCTCGACCTCCGCGATCAGTTCAAGCACAGCAGCGGCAGAGCAAGCGGCGATGAATGCTATCGATCCTTCCCATGTAATCCCGTCTGCGATCTGATGCTCGCTATACCACTCTTTTTTGGGTGCCGCGAGTGCCAGCTCCTTCAGCTTTTCGATGTCCATTTCATGCCTCCTGAACCAGCGCCCAGCCGGTGCTGTGCTTGTGCATGCGTTTGACGGAAACGAAGGTGCATTTCCCCAATTGGCCGTTCATGAGCGTGAACATCTGCGCCCGTCCACCTTCCACCCTTCCAACGCGGCAAAGTCTGCCTGTCATTCGCTTATCGAGATCGCGCCACACTTGCCCGCGCTTTACCTCGATTCCTTCTTTCGTGATGCTGTCCATTTCATGCCTCCTTGGTGGCAAGTTGGTCGAAGTAGCGATATAGGACCGTCTCACGCGGGTCATCGCCGTCCTTTCTCAGAGTCGCAAAGCCCTCGTTCCTGCTCGACACACGAATCACATCATCGCCGCGCTCGATATGCCAGCCTTCCGGCACTCCCCCAGCGGTGCGACCGTCGATGTAGGCGATGACCGGCACAACGGGCCTGTCGTACTTTGCCGCCACCGGCTCGACCTCACTGCGCCGGCGTGACCAGATTATGACGTTGCCGTTCTCGGCAAGCGCTGCCCAGGCAAGCGCCCCGGGGGTATCGATGCTCTCAGTCTTCCGCGCTGCCAGCTCGTGCTCAACCTGGCCGTCACCGCTTTGGACGTTTTTGGACACGTTATGGACGTTCTGGAGGCGCTCAAGCTGGCGGATACGCTCGGCATACGGGGCGACGACCTTGCGGGCATATTCAATTGCGAAGTGTTCAAGGACGACTTGCGCTGGAGTATCACTCTCACATCGACGAATGCGGCGTGTGACTTGCACGACATTCGACGGCATCGCCGGCAGTTCTTCCCCCATAGGGGCGGATGGAGCGGTGCCTGCGTTCGGCACGCGCGTTTGCGACAAGGCCAAGAGGACGAGTGCACATGCTCTGTCATCGAGGCCAACCTCTTTTAATTGCTGCGTCAGTTCATCGAGGAATGTAGTCATTCGTGCAGCACGCTCGGCTTCATTGTTCAGATCAACCATTCTTCTCTCCTTGCTTTGTCGCCTCGCTCATCATGAGCGTGACTTCCAACATAGCCGCGCTCACGATGCAATCCACGATGCGCTCTGCTACCGTTGAATCGACAAGATGAAAAGCCAGTTGCCGCTTCGCTTCATCGCGCTGCTGCTGGGCGAGTTGTTTGATCTGCTCGATGTTCAATTCTTCTCTCCTTTCGTGTCGTGAGATTCCGCCTTGGCTGGGCCTTGGGCGGCTGCGTTCCAAGCATTTCGCAGAATTGACGTGCATTCAGGGATCGCTCCTATCACTTCATCAAGTGGGATGCTGTATGCCGTCAACTTGACCCAGCGACCACTAGGAACTTCGCCCGTTACGTCCAATTCCGAGGAGTACCAAGTTTTGCCATTAACGGTAAGTGCATATGGTGTCAGCACTAGGCTTGGTGGCTTGTCATTGCATCGGCAATCAATAGCACCTTCCAGCCGCTTCCATGCATACCAACCGACACCAGTATCCTTTGCTGCTCTCTCGGTTCGCCAACCAGATGCCGTAAGTTCATCGCGCAGCTTGTTGGTAACGTCGATCATTTCCCCTCCTGTGCCGCGCTGGAGGCGATTGCTGCACGGGCCTTGTCAACGATCTCGGTCATCTTCACCGATTCAGGCCGCGAGTCGTCATCGTCGGCGCAGCGGGCGAATAGCTCCATGGCTTTCGCTTCCGGACTGTTCTCGTCGTCGGCCGCAGCCATCATGAAACGCCAGCGTGCGCCGTCGGCAATCTCGCCAGCATTCGCTGCATGTGACGCTCCCTGCTGAGCGACGGCTACGTCAGATTTGGCTGCGAGCCATGCCAAGAACCCATGATCGAAGTCTCGGGCCGTGTAACTGCGCGCATTGCGGTGGAATATCTGGCCCCACGCGATAAACTTCTGCTTCTCAACTTCCTTGTCCAGTGGCGCTTGTGATGAGCTCTGCTGGGCGAGAGCTGCGCGGAGTTCTGCCACTTCGGCGTTGCGCGCTTCTTGTTCATCGCACAGTTCATAACCAGACATTACGCGCTCCTGCCACGTCTTGATCTTCGGAGCGGCGTTCTGGCTGACTGCGGGCGATGCAAGGGAGGCGCGAGCCTGCCATCCGGTCAACATCGCTTCGCGGCTGTCTTCGCGGTACATCGTGCCATCAAACCATTTTGTGAACAGCGCTCGCTCATCTCCTGCCGCTACGCTCGGCTCTGCGCGGCGGGCGAGGACCGGCTCCCCGAAGTGCGTCGGCCCATTCACGTCTCGCAGCACCTGATCCAGGCGCTGCTCAAGGCGCTGGGTTGCGAACGCCACACAGGCCCGAATGCTTTCGTAGTGGTCGGCTTGCTTGAAATTTCGCGTAATAGAGTCGATTTCTGCGTCAGTCAGATTGTGTGCAGTCGCGCGCGACATCACAGCCTGATCTGCTGATGCAATCCTGCACTTCACGTCAGCCAGCCGAACCAGTGTTCCATGCGGGCTGGGGTAGGTCATCAGGTCGTCCAGGTCTACGCCTGCAGTCTGGTTATCCATTGTTCTGTCCTTTCTCTGCGCTGCTTGGTTGCTCATCCACATAGGCCCAAGGAATGCAATCCTCTTTTCCCTCGTCCCACAGCAGCAGTTCGCCACCGCAGCAGGGCGCTACGTACTGCGGCATCGTCTTGGAAATCACACGCCCATCTGGGAATTCTTCACGCGAGTATTCGAAGTCTTCCTTGCGCGGGTTCTTGACGATGCCGCTACCGCAGCCGCCGCAGCACCAGTTCTGGCCTGCTTCCAGTTTCGGAAGCGCGCGCATCACTCGCCCCCTTCTTGGGTGTTAGCGGCTTGAACTGCAGTGGCGGCGCCGGGCCAATAAATTCCCTCTGGATCATCGCGACGCAGGAATTCTTCAGCCCAAACATTCATCGGCGCGCCTTCGCACTCGTCCCACAAGCTGTGGCGAATCAGGAAGGCATCGCTTACAAAGCGGGCTAACCAGTGCGGGCGCAGGATGTAAGCGGCGAAGGCAGCAGAGGCAGCGACTTGCAGGGCGCATGCCCCGGCTAATGCGATGTCTTGGGCTTTCATGCTGCATCTCCTTCCTGGGTGTTAGCTGATCCAGTCTGGAGCGCGGCCGGACGAATGGGCAGGTAGTGCGTGACTTCGACGACGTGCATGAAGTCGTAATCGCCGCCGTAGCAGTGCCATTTGCCGTCTTCCTGATAGTCGGCCATGCCAAAGCCTTCGCCGCCATCAGCAGCCACGCCGCGAACATAAAAGCTGTTGGAAACCATCAGGTCGCGGGATGTGCATTCGTGCTCAGTCTTCGGCAATTGATCTTTGACGCTGATCCACGGATTGCGGATTGCCTCGGCGTTCTGTGCGCCGGCCTCGATGTATTGCTTGATGATCCGCATGCAGCGAGCGTCTTCCTGCGCGGTTGCACCGTTCAGCCGGCTTTCGTCCAGAGGCGTACACATGCGGTCGAGCGCGCGACGAACATCGTCCGGCACTGCGTTCTGTGCACCGGCAGGAGCGGCCGGAGCGGCCAGACGGCGCAACGAATCTTCGATTTCCACCATGTATTTGGTGTCGATTTCCTCGCGATCGATCGCCGATGCGTACGCCCGATGGCATTGAGCGTGGATCAGACTCAAAACGTCAAGGCGCGTGACCGGTTCGGCCTGCGCCTGTCTTGCCAGATGCGCGGCGACAGCGTTTGCCAGAGCGAAGTCCCAGTCGTCGCCATCCATGCCATCCTGTTGCCTGATGCCGTCGCGGATCTGCTTCATGCGCACCATGCTGATCAGTTCGTTCTCGCTTTCCAAGCCGGTTGCCTGCTGCTCTGCTTTCGGTTGGCGTGCCAGGTGGGCGGCAATCGCAGCGCGGGCTATGTTGTGAGCAAAGTCGTGCAGCCACTGCGCTGACGAGACCAGCGCTCCATCCTCCTGACGGGCGTACATGCCCACTTCAGGGAATGCGTCTTCGATCTGATCGAACGTCAGATCTCCGGTCTGCTGCTCTGCGCCATCCTCGCCCATCATCTTGCCGGCCATCGACAGAATGCCGTTCAGCGTACCGGCGACAGCGTATTTCTGAGGCTGCGTGTCAGGAATGGCGGCAACAGCGGTGTCGATGATGGCAAGGTAGCCAAGCAGTTCAGCGCCCGCGGCTGCAAACGCGTTCGCAAGGGCGGTGCGGTTCTCGGTGAATTCTCGGTTACTCATGCTGTCTCTTTCTTATTGGTTACGTCGTATGCCGGCTCGCTCCACTTGACATCGCGCGCGGCGCCGAATGCGTACAGGAACTCGATGAACTGCGCTGCCTCTTTCACGTAGAAGTCGCGGGACTGGATGCCCAACTGAACGATACGGCGCCCATCCAGGCTCGGAATAACACGGCCGTCGTGATGCAGCGGCGTGCCGGCGGCGCGCATCTCGTCGGCAAATTCATCGATCAAGAGCCGCTTCATGTCGTCGTCGTCCCACTTGCGGCCGATGTGCTCAACCTGCCGCGCGATGTCGCCGATCATTGCGTGATATTTCTCCTCCTGAATGCGCTTCTTGACAGGCTCGGAGAACACAACCATCCAGCCGGCCGGCGCCTCCATGCAGAAGCGCGCGGCGTTGTTGCGGGCTTGGTCATGAACCAGAAAGAAGGGGCGCTTCGCGGTCATGCCGTCACTTCCCTGCGCAGCGCGGCGAAGTCGGTGCGGATCAGGCGCTCAATCAACTCGACTGCAGTCAGGTCAAATGCCTCAACCAGAGCATCGAGCATCTGGATATCGGTCGGGCCATCGTCGAACAGATCGGCCGCGTCGACCAGGTGCGGATACTCGGTAGCGCCGGCGTCGTGTAGGAACTGCGCTACCAGTTCGTTGGCGTGTGCGAGGGTCATGCTGCCACCTCATTGGCTTGGACTGCGTTGATGTGACGGACCAGGGCGGCACAGATTGCCGGGAAATCCGACTCGTGA